GAGGTGGGTAAAAGGTGGTGCAAACGAGTGGCAATCATCTTCCTGTTTTTTAATCTTTTTATAAAAGTACGCATTTCAGAATATGTAATACCCCATATTTCAGCATTCTTTCTTAAAGGAAACACTAACTCTGATCTTTTTACAAATATACGATTATCTAAAAATAATAATGTTTTATCTTTGTGTGTTGCTTGGCTAATCATATAAAGCCATATTGCACTTTGCTTTAAATTCTTAAATACTTTGTGCTTCCATATTTTTCTATAAACTAAAAAATATCCGCTATCACGTTCCATTCTTCTATCCTCTCTCTTACTTGCTTTGCTAAATCCTCTTGTTTTCCATATTTATCTTCAAAAGCTTGTTTGCCTAGATGTACTGATATTTTGCTTGTGCGATGGTGGGCTGGGCAAAGCGGAATTATATCATAATGCGATGGTCTTAATGCTAATCCTGTATGGTTTCTAATATGATGTATTTCTGCTGGTCTTACTAATCCATCTTTTTCACAAGCTATACAACCATAAGCGGCTACCTTAGTCATATACTCTCTTTCAGCTTTGTTTGGTCTTTTCTTTGCCACAATATTACATCTTTATTATATTTGGATTTAGTTCTTTTACCTGAGTCTATTACTAAATCAATTTTTTTAAGTTCGTTTATTCTAGCACATATTGAAGATAAAGGTTGTCCTAAACTATCTGCTATTTGTTCATTAGAAAAAGGTCGTTCAGATAATAAATTAAATACTTCTTCTCTAAGTGTCAGTTTATTTCTTTTAGTTTCCCAAGCTGATTTGCTTGTTGGTGATTCTTTGCGATATGCTTTGTAATCGCTAAATAAATCTAATTGGCTCATATCATCTCCTTTTAGTTAAAGGGTTTGATCTTTAAGACATCTCGTTGAACTTAAAGATTTCTCGCAACAACCCTAAAAGCCACCTTTCTTTAGGTAGATGGCGACTAGAGAGAGAAGAAGCCGCCACCCACATTTTTTAACCTAAGTATTGATATGAAAACTTTTATACTTAATCCCAACAGGGATAATCTCTCTTAACACAAATATAATTTTTTTCATATCTGATTCTGTTTGTAAGCGATTTGGTCTATATTGTCAAAAACTATAGTGTAAATTGTGGCAAATGTCTAAAAAGCTAGGTTTTATGCTGTTTTTTAGATATTGCACTTTACAACCCATTTGATACTCTTTTTCGTATGTTAAATAAAAAAACTAAACAAGGAGAGAGTATGATAACACTAGAAATAAAAAGAAGTAAAGATTACAGAACTTCTTATTTGAATGGTAAAGAAGAAATTCTATCATTTGAAGATTCTACAAAACTTACAAATTATTTTATGAGAGAATTTGCAAGTTGGAAACCTTACAACAAATTATATTGGGAATTTGAAGCTGAAAAATGGTTTGATACAAAATTCGGTGATTATGATGATGATACTTTGTATTATTTTGGTGGAGAGTTCTCAATTAAATTATTAGAGGAGAGAGCATAATGATAGGAATAAATAAAGTACATAGAACAAAAAGACTATTCCATTATATGATTACAATTAATAATAAGACTTGGATTAGTAGGGATAATTATTTTCTTAAAAAAAAAGAAGCCCAAAGTTATATTAATCAAAATAAAGAAAAGTTAGAAAAGGAGAGAGCAAATGTATAAACTAATATTAAAAACACCATCATTTGATTTGATGGAAGATGTTAAAAAGAGATTTGGTGTGGAGTTCCACCCAAATACTCCTATCACAAAGATAGGAGAAAAACTAAAGGAGATGGGTTATTATGATAAAAGAACTACCCAAGCTTCAGCAACGATACGACAGACAAATACTTATGGAAAAGGAACTGTTACAAAAGTTGAGGAAGCTACAAGAGAAGAAAAAAAACCTAGCTTGGAAATTAAATCAGATAAAATATCCAGCTAATTATATATAGAGAGAGGATAGAGATATGAAAAAAACAATACTTATGACAATGCTCGTATGCACTTTTTTAAATGCTTGTGCTTATAAACCAATAGTAGATCATAGAGGTAATAAAGGTAAAGACGTTGCTTATAGATACAATGATGATTTAGAAACTTGTAAAGCTATTGCATACGATAACTCAAACATACTTAACAAAATCAACACAAAGATTTTTAACTACTACATCAGACCTAGCTTATTATGGTTGCCTGATGAGAAAAAAGATAAAGAGCAAAGTATTATTAGAAAATGCTTAGAATCGAGAGGTCATAGTGTCCTTAATTGATAAAGCTATAAAACAAGCATTAGAAAAAAAAGGTCTTATACCAAAATATAATACATTAAATGTTACAAGACAACCTAACACTAGATTTGCACATACAAGAAGAAAAAAAAGTAGCAAATCATCTAAATATAAAAAAGAGGAGTTTTAATGATAAAATCTAAATGGCTTAATGTTTCAAAAGATAAAAGAAATTTTGTTGTTGGTTTATTAGCAAGTAATTCTAAAAAACCAGCAATAAATTATTTATCATCAAGAATATTTTTTGAGTTGGATAAAAGATTTAAAAGTGGTGGTAAAACTATCTATTGTGAGATTCAAGCAGTACAAATAGTTAATAAAATTTTAAATACTTTACGAGAGAAAAAAACTCAAAATCTTTTGATTGGTATGTTTGCACCTAAAGAAGAATTAAAACTCCTTATTTATGCTGAATTATACAAATTAAATAGGCTTGGTTTTATTAAAATTAAAAAGATTAAAAAATATCTGTGGGTTAAATTTACAGATAAAGGTGTGAAAAACATCTTTAGATTTTTAGAACTTGACATAGGAGATGATATGAGACGAATGGCTGAATTAAAAGGTTTTAAAGTATTAGAAACAACAAAACTTTTTAATGACCCAAGACCTTATGCAAGAGGTTTTGTTATGATAAAAAAAAATAAAAAGGATATTAATTAATGAGAGAATGTGGAGATTGTAATTTGTGTTGTAAATTACCTGAAATAAATTATTTCAAAACAACTAAAAAATCTTATGAATGGTGTAAAAGTTGTGACATAGGGTTAGGTTGTAAAATTTATGACAAAAGACCAAAAGGTTGTAGAGATTTTTGGTGTTTATATCAAAAAAATTTAATTGATTTAAAACCAAACAAAGTAGGTTTTTTTATATTTGGTGAAAATGAATCTTCTTTGAATGAAAAAGTTTTAACTATTTATACAGAATCATCAAGATTAGAGAAAATTCCATATTTAATTATGAAAGACAGAAAAGGAAAAATGTTAGTAGATGATGGTTGGGTATTTCATATTAGATACAATTCAGATGATAATAATATTGCTATATTTGATCTAAAACTTTTTGGAATGAATATAAAAAAAATGAAAAGAAATATACCTTTTGAGGAACAATTAAATGCCTAAACCATCACATAGAAACAAAATTTTAGCTTATATATGTGCTAAATGCCTTACTACCAAAGCTGATAAATTAGCTTGGTTTGTAGGGAAAACTCTTTTTAATGAGTCGTTACTCTGTCGGACTTGTTGGAAAGATCAATTTAATCGTCTGACAGAGAGTGAAAAACAGGAGTATAGCTTTTATGCCAAGAACAAATAAAACTAATTCTGACGAGATAGATTTATCAATACAAGATAAACTCGCTAGATGGGATTTGTCCAATGATGAAAACGAAACAATAGCCGCAGAAGTTATTGGACTTAGACTAAAAAGACTTAGACTTTTGCGTAATAAAACACAGACAAGAGTTGCTAAGAAAATAAATGTAACATTTCAACAATTACAAAAATATGAAAAAGGTGTGAATGAATGTAGATTTATAAACATTATTAAACTTTCAGAATATTTGGGTGTTGATGTAGATTATTTCTATAAACCTTTAGTAGAAAATAATCTTAAATTTTTAACAAAGAGAGAGAGGAATGGTTATGCAGATAGTAACAGAACATGGTAAAACTATAGAGTTTAACAAAGAAAAACACGTCTATATTCATAATAATCAGTATATAGTCGGTATGAGTACAATACTTAATAAGTTAGCAAGTCCAATGCTAGAAAATTGGAAGATTGCAAATCAAGTAAATGCTATTAAAAAAGAAATGGAAAGACATGGTATTCCAATAGATAAAATAGAAACTATTATCTTAGAAGCTAAGACAAATGCAAAAAAACAAGGTGATAATATTTTAAATATTGGTTCTATGGTTCATAAATTCTGTGAGATGTGGTTAAAAAGAGAAAAATTTACAGAACCTAGCGACCCTGTAGTTAAATGTTGTTTTGATAAATTTAAAAAGTTTTGGAAAAAAAACAAACTTAAATTAGTAGAGTCAGAAAAGATTTTATATTCTGAAAGAGGGTTTTGTGGAACTTTAGATTTAGTAGCAATAGACCCTAAAGGAAATCTTTGGTTAATAGATATAAAAACAAGTAAAGGTATATTTATTAATATGATTTTACAAGTACATGGATATAAACTTGCTTATGAGGAACAAACAGGCAAAAAGATAAACAAAATGTATATTGTAAGATTGCCTAAAGATAATGCTGACTTTGAAGCTAGACAAATCTTATATAAAAAAGAACATATAAAAGCTTTTCTTGGTTTATTAAGTTGTCATAAATCAGAACTTTTATTTAATGAACAAGTCAGAAAATATAATCAATTAACAAGGAGAAAATAATGTACCAACAACAACAAAAAACACCTTTTTGTGCTTTGACTATGTATTTAAGAAGCACAGGAAAAAAAGCACCAAAGTTTGAGTATAAAGCTGATGCCAAGAGTTTATTTACTTGTAGCTTAACAAAGAAAAAATATAAGCTATCACAAATTGACGAATGGTATAATACAGAGGGAGTACAAAACTTTGTAAGACAAGGATACACAGGAAAGTGGTTTGCAAAGACTCAAACAAACGAATCTCCAAATAAATACGATCAAGGAGATACAGTAATGGTTCTAAGTTTTATTATGATAAAGCCATATAAACCACAACCTAATGTTGATGGCATGAAACCAATATCAAAAGCTATGCCACAATATACGCAAATGCCAATGACAGAAGCACAACCACCATCACCTGAATATGCAAAACCTGTTCAAAAAATGGAAGATATGGACGATGACTTACCACCATTTTAAAAAAATAAAAGGTAAATTAAGCATATTATCGTTATACTACAGAGAGGGCTTAGTAGGGTTTTTATTTGGTCTTTTCTGTGGTATGATTCTTGGAATATGCCTGTAGATAAAACTTTTGAAAATGAAGTTAAAATTACAAATGAGGATAGAGGGAGTTTAGATTTGACAAAACAAATTGAAATAAAAGATAAAGAAATTCAAACATTACAACAAGTTATAATTAATCTTAAAAACATCATAGATAGTAAAGAAGCAGAGATAACCACTTATAAAACTGTAAATGATAGCCATAAAAAACTAAATGGCGAATTGCGTAAAGAAATAGATCAATTAAAAAAAGATGCTAAAGAAATGCTACAATACCCATGATTTTATTTGGTTATCCAATACATAGAAAACATACAAACAAATTTAAAAAGATTTTAGTAGCAATAGTTGCTATCATAGTTTTTTTACTTTTAATATCATGCAGTAAAATAGAATTTAATAATTTTGACCCAACAACATCAACTCTGAGATACATAATTACGAAAGATACTAAATGGAAACAATGAACTTAAATAGCAGAGAAGCTTATAAAAAAATGACAGAAGCTAGTAAAGATTGGTCTGAGTGGGCAGAAAAAGCTATTGTCCTTGATGAATCAAGAAAAGCTATGTTTAGTAAATTATTTTTAAAATATAAGATTGATACAAAAACAGTTATTGAAGCTGAACATAAAGCTAGAACTGACCCTGAGTATAAAAAAATTATTGATAGTTATGCTTATGCTGAAAGCCAACTAATAAAAGCAAAACTTATGTATAACAACCTTGATAGATATTTGTCAGTTAGACAAACAGAGGTAAAAAGAGATTTAACTCTAGCTGGAAAGCAAGAGGGATAACAAAATTCTAAATGTTGAAACTGCTCCTTAAACAGATACATTACATTTAGATAGACTCATAGGCGAGAGTTTATGAGTTGGCTCTCTCGGTACAGGGCAGTTTTTAAGTTATTCTGCTCTGTGCCATTAGTGCTTTACTATTTCAAAATCTGTAATGTCGGTGTTTTCTGTAATTGGTTCAATATTATAATTGTAATCTATAAGCTTTACATCATCAAATGCTGATAATTGTTTTATGAAAGAAGATAGTTTTACAAGTGTTGGACTTTCATCTACAAACCTAAGATTTATAAAATGACCATAAGGTTCGTAATCAGACTCCATTCTAAATTCAACATCTATAATAACTGCATCTCTGACCATAGATTATTAATACAGTTATTTAAGAGATATAGATATTATTTTTTTTTATTGATAAATTTTGTTATTGATGAAGAACCAAAAGAACCACCAACTATTGTAAGTATTATTATCCAAAAGTAATCACTAGCAAAACCTAATATTTGCCAACCTCTTTCCATAGAATCTTGAAAGCTTGGCACAAAATGAGCCAAAAAAATTAAACTAAAAACAATGACTAACCATTCATCTTTTAACGAGTTGTCAGATGATTTTAAAGATTGTATATCTACATTTTTTGCATTTTCTATTTCTCTATCTCTTACAATCTGATCTTTTTTAAGTTTATGTGTAACTGCACCAATAGTTTTTTCTGCAACAAGTTTTGTTAAAGGATTCTTAAGTAAAGCTAACCACATATTATTCTTTTATAAGTTCTATTTGTAATTCGCAATAATGAATTATCTTCTTTAAATCTTCTATTCCATTCTTTTTATTGTATCTGCAAACATATTTGATTACATTTCCTTGAAAGAATGAAAGATTATTAGCTGTAATAAACTCTATGGGCTGTATTTTAAGCGATTTATAGTAATTACCTTGCACTTGCCTATCTAAAGCTGATTTGCTTAAATTTGACCCCTCTTTGTTCGATTTAGACCCCATATTCGTTCTATACTATCTTTCCTATCCACTTTCCATTCTTATCTAGTATCATTGGGTATAATCTTGGTTGTCCACCTATTATAGCACCTGTGCCTATAACAAAACGCAACCTATGGTTTTTTGAGTATAAGAAGTTGTATGAAGATTGTTTTGTTAAGCAACCACATTGTAAAGACCAAACTAAATTATCAGGATTACTAAAAAATTGTATGTTGAACTTCGAGTGAAAATGAAACTGACAAACATTTTTTCCATACTGCATCGCCAATTTAATACCATCTGCCGAAACTCCATGCGTAAAGAAACACTCTGAACCATCTGATAATTTTACATTTAAATCATCAACCCATTTCCATCTTTTATCTACCTCTAAAAAATCATTATATGATCTTAAATATGCTCTAGGCATACCATGTTTCAAAGCTTTTCTATAAATTAATGACGAATGATTAGAGTGTAATAATATCATATCAGGAAATATTTTTTTAAGTTTCCATATATATTTTTTGCTAATTCTTAATTCATCTCCAGCACTAGGTAAATCAGGGTCAGAATCGTGAAAAGATAATGCGTGTTTATCTAACTCATCTCCACCATTTACAACTAAATCAGGTTTAATTTTTTTCTTTAATGCTTTTAAAAAATCAAAACTTTGAGGGTGATGTGCTGGTATATGTAAATCAGAAATACAAAGTATCTTGTCATAGGTCATATAAGACCTATACAACTATTTGGTGAGTAAGTAAAGTAATTGACCTAGAACTAATAATCCGATTGCACCAAGACTATATAAAATTCTATCAATGTCTTTTTTCATGTGATGTAGATGGTTCTTAATTATCAAATCAATTTTTTGATTTACTAATTTAATTCTACCATCAATCTCTACAAATTTTTCTTTAGTTGTTTTCATTGTTATTTTTTTCGCTTTCTTCTTAGGTCTGTATCATGTTTTCTACTACCACGCAAAAAAGAATTTACACGACCCATACTCCAACTAGCCATTGAAGTTCTTGGTCTTGAACCTGATGATAAATATGCACCTTGTCCTCTACGATATACTTTTTTAAGCATACCTAAAGTTATGTTTTTTCTGTTTTTTGCTTTTGATCTCAAAACAGAAACTACTCTTGCAGATAAAGGTTTTCTTCTAATAGCCACTTCTTGCCCTCGCCCTAAACATTGATCTTGGTATTTTTTGTCCTCTTTTGTAAGCATCAGACATAGATTTAATCAAACTTGCTCTTTGTGATCTAGCACCACCTTTAAGACCTGATAAATACTTTTTAGGTAAATCAGTTTCTTTATCTTTTGGTACTTTTCTTCTTTTTCTTTTTTTTGACATTTCTTCTTCTTTTCCTAATTGGTCTTTTGTTTATCATCTCAGCCAAAGTTGTTGTTGTTGTAAATCCACTCATTTCCCTATTGTCCTCATAGCAACTCGATGTGCTTGTGAAAAATTAAGTTTTCTTCTCCCACCCATTAGCCTAGCCATACTTCTCATGTGTTTAATTGTATGGTGTCGAGCATGGCTACGCATCACTTTTTGTTGTCTTGGTGTAAGGTCTTTTATTATATTTTTAATAGACGCAACCTTAACCATTATCTTTTTCTTC